AACCCAGCTGCTGCTGTAGAATTAGTAGCCGGTACAGGTACATTATCTGGTGCAACTGCTGCTTTCTAAGTTTTATTCTTTTATACGGGAGCTTCGGCTCCCTTTTTTTTATTATGGCTTCCACAACTATTGACCTCGATACCGAACTATCCGCAGTAAATTCAATACTGGGAGCTATCGGACAGGCTCCAATAACACAGTTAAAAGATCCTGTAACTGGGGCAATCACAAACGCAAACCCAGAAGTACAATTTATATATAATTTACTAAAAGATGCTAGCATTGACGTACAGTCAGAAGGTTGGCATTTTAACAAAGAAGAACATGTAGAGTTTCAAGTAGATGCTACTACTAACAAAGTTACGATTCCAGCAGATGTAGTTAAGTTAGATTTTCATAACAACTGGCATGAAAGAACATATAACTTTGTAAGACGTGGCGGATTCTTGTACGACAAGATAACTCACACAGATGAGTTTCCTGACACAGAAAAATTTGTACTAGATGTTACAAAAATATATGAATTTGAAGATTTACCACCAGTCTTTAGAAGACATATAACTTACAGAGCATCTAGAATGGCAGCTACTCAGCTTGTAGCTAATCCACAACTCGTACAATTATTACAAACTCAAGAAGGTTTAAGTCGTGCTAGTCTGATGGAGTACGAATGTAATCAAGGTAACCACAGCATGATGGGATTCCCAGACGAGACTTCGTATAATACATATCAACCTTGGAGGAATTTAGCAAGATAATGGCAGGCATAACACAAACTATAGCTAGTTTTAATCAAGGTATATCTGAACAGCCAGATCATCTAAAATTTCAAGGTCAGGTAAGAGACGTAGTTAACGCTATACCTGACGTAACCTACGGTCTATTTAAAAGACCGGGTGCAGCCAGAGTAGGTACTACACCTTTAGCTAGTGTAGCAAGTGGTGGATCTTGGTTTCATTACTTTCGTGATGATAACGAAGGTGCATATGTAGGTCAGATAGATGCAACTGGTGGATTTAAAGTATGGAAAGCTAGTGGTGACAACCCCGGTGTAGCTCAAAATATAAAGTATGGAGCTAGAGAATGGTTTGATACAGACTGGAATTATGGAGACAAGGTACAGAAAACTACCAGTGGTACAGCTCGAATCTATGAAGCACAAGCTGCTATAAGTTCTGGTACAGCTGCACCTACACATACTTCTGGAACTACAAATAACTGGAAGTTTATTGAGACTGTAGCAACTGCTACAACTAGAATACAGAATTATTTAACAACCAGTGATTCAGAAAACTTGCAGTTTCTAACTATTAATGATACTACATTTGTAACTAATAGAGATAACACAGACGCACGTAAGCAGTACACAACAGTAGGTGAAACTGGATCTACATTTGATAGACCAGAACCTCACTGTGCTATGATTGAACTACTACGAACAGAAAATGGACGTCAATACGGTATTAATATTTACGATAGCACTGCTACTTCTAATAACCTCACTACTGTAAAGCGAGCTACTAAAGTTAAGATTACAGGTAATAACTATGACGAGGGGGATGGCTCAGGTCACTGCCCCGGTATAGGTACAGAAGTATATGCTGCTACAGCTAAAGGTAGTTATGGTGCTAATGAAAATATAACACATATTAAAAATGGTAGTGGTACAACACTTACATCAGGCAGAGAAAACTTAACATTTAGAGTCACAGCTTTAGGTCAGCAAGGTGTTAGCCCTAACTATAATGCTCAATCAGCCGGACCGGGAGGAGATAACTATAGATGTAGCTACAACCTAGAAGTTGTATTATTACATGGTGGTGAAGGTTGGGAAGTTAACGATACAGTACGAGTAACTCCATCTCACGCTGCTACAGCTACTAGCTCTGACGGACAAGCTTATATAGATATTACTGTAACAGAAATTGAAACTACAACAGTCAAAGCTACACTAACAAACAATGGAGACGGACTTGTACGTCCATCACCTACACCTTTTGATTCTGATACAGCAGTTACAGCTGATACTATATTGGCTGGTATTGTGTCTGATTTACCATCTGGTGTCAACGCTAAGGTTATAGGACCGGGTATATATTTATCTAGTAGTAATCCGTTTAATGTTGAAATTGTAGAAGAAGATCTAATGAGAGTCTTCCAGAAATCAATTAACGAAGTTACCTTACTACCTAACATGTGTAGACATGGTTATATAGTTAAAGTAGCTAACGCTAGAATGTCTGACGAAGATGATTACTACCTACAATTTCAAGGAGAAAATAATTTAGACGGTACTGGATCATGGGTAGAATGTGCAATACCGGGTATAACTAATGAATTAACAAACATGCCGTTAGTCATACAGCGCACAGGTCTGTCTGGTGCAGGCACATCCTCTGAAATGGGTACATTTACTATACGAGAGTTTGACTATGCTAAACGTCGTGTAGGGGATCTTATTACAAACCCTATGCCTACCTTTGTAGGTAAACAGATAAATAAAGTATTATTCTTTCGTAACAGATTAGCTATATTATCAGGGGAAAACGTTGTATTATGTAGACCCGGTACATTAGGAGAACCAGATTTTTTTATAGAATCAGCTCTGACTGTATCAGCTAGTGACCCTATAGATATATCAGCTGCCTCTATGTTTCCGTCAGAAATTTTTGATGGCATAGAAATTAATGCTGGTTTACTTGTATTTAGTACTAACCAACAGTTTTTACTATCTACAGATGATACAGTTCTGAACCCAGATACAGCAAAACTACGTAGTGTATCTACATACAATTACAACAAAGATGTGCCTCCTATATCATTAGGTACAACTATTGCATATGTTGATAACTCAGGTAAGTATAGCCGAGTCAATGAAATGGCTAATACATCTAGAGAAGGAGAACCTGATGTTGTAGAAATCAGTAAACTTGTACCTTCACTACTACCTAAAGATATAGATTTACTTACTAATTCTAGAGAAAACTCATTAATACTAGCAGCTAAATCTAACGATACTAACTGCTTTGTATATGGTTATAAGTATCTGGCTATAGGAGATAAAAAACAACAACAAGCATGGTTTAAATGGAAACTTAATAATCCATTAAAATATCACTTTATTGTTAATGATGACTATTATTTTGTAGATACAGACGACTTTTTGCAATCTATTAAATTAGTACAGTCAGATGAAGAACCTAGTATTACTCAGGATAATGTAAATTATCTTATACACTTAGATAATCATACTGACATATCTACACCAAGCAATACATATAATGCAACAACTAACCTAACTACATTTAGTAATGTTAGTTGGATGCCACAAGTAACTACACCTAATTATGAGTTAGCTATTGTAGATATAAATTCAAGTGCACCTAGAATAGCTAGATATGCTAAACCTACAACTACCAGTACAACTAGCTTTACAGTACCGGGAAACTGGTCAGGAGTTACACTAAAAATAGGATATCTATACGAGTATCTTGTAGAGTTTCCTAGAATATATCCGACTAAAGTTTCGGGAGAAAAATCTTTTGCCGATGTTAATTCTTCACTTATTGTACACAGATGTAAGTTTCACTTTGGCAAAGTAGGTCTATATGAAACTAAACTAAAACGTTTAGGTAAAGCTGACTACGATGATGTATATGAATCTAATCAGTTAGATGAGTATGAAGTATCTGATGCTCCATATTTAGAAGAACACATACAAACTATACCAGTCTATGAAAAGAATAAAAACGTAGACATTACACTTAAATCAAGTCACCCAGCTCCAGCTACCCTAAGAGCAATGGCATGGGAAGGTGACTATTCACCAATGTTTTATAGACGTGCCTAATTACATACACCCAATCACAACTGAGGCTGCCCTAGAGGTGGCCTCCAACCTACGCCCAGAGGACCTCAGAGAGGTGGTAGAAGGTCATGGGTTGGATCCTATGATACTGCTACCTATGGCTGCTCAGGAACGCTCTGCTGTATATTTCACAGTACCAGACGGCAAGACTGCCGGACTAGCCGGAGTAGGAAAAGGCGGAGTAATCTGGATGTTATGTACACCAGATATACAACGCTACCCCATCACATTTGCGAGAGAAGCGAAGCGGTTTGTCGATAGCCGTGAAGAGCCCCTCTTGTGGAACATAGTAGACTGTAGAAATACAGTACATTTAAAACTATTAAGGTTTTTAGGTTTCAAGTTTTTGCGTAAGCTTAGACATGGACCATATAATTTAGAATTTATAGAATTTTGCCGTGTGCGTAGATGCTAATGCAGCTCAGAGAAATGCTGCCAGACAACGATGGATGGAGAAAGATGCTAAGTACAAATCCGAATCGTTAAAATTTTTTAATAGAGAAGCTCAAGCTGTTAGAGGAGCAAACTTAGCTGCTACAGGCTTTAGTCGTGCTATATCTGACGATTATACAAGAGCTCGATATGCTCAAGGTCAAGCCTTCAAAGCCTTAGAACAAGGTTATTCAGCTTACTTTGGTGACAAAAGCACTGTTGATGAAGGTAACAGATCACGAACAGCTGGAAGAAAAAATCTTGTTAAGCTATTACAAGCTCGAGGTAAGCTCGAAGCTGGTATAGAAAACGAGTTTGGTGCTAATATGGCACGTAGATTTACAGCAAGAAAGAGAAAATTACAAGGTGTACTTGCTCAGAACAGACAGAGACTTGGTATACGACCAGAGTATGGTGCTCCTGTATTAATGCCACCAAGCGATAGACTGAGTGGTGCGTTAAGTATTGCGAGTCAAGTTGCTGGTATATACAGCGGCTTTGGTGGTACAAACATTCTCGAAACATTAGGGATAGGTTAATGACAGATTCAGTATCAAAATATTACGAGTCTATGGGAAGGGGCAAAGGTGCTCCTTACATAGACGAGAAACTCAACTACGCCCAAACAGAACCAGACTTAACAAAAGCTGTAAACGAAAATATAGACAAGCAGATCAAAGATACTCAGCAGTTCTTTGCAGATAACATCAAGATGTTTAATGAGTCTATCAAAGTCAGAGATCAAGCTTTTAAAGATGCAGTCAGTCTTACTAAGTCTGGCATAAGAATGGTTAAGAGATATAACGAGTTTAGAGATAATCGGAACTATCTCAACAATATAGAGAGCAAAGCCAACGATGGCGAGTACATGACCAAATGGAACACTGCCGAAATTGACTTTCAAAAGAAAGAAGCTGAGATAGATAAAGACTTTGAAATAGCAATAGCAGAAGCTGAAAAATCTATTAATGAAACTGGTAGCTATACTTTTGATGGACCCGATGGTCCAGTTACCATAACTTCTGATAGCCTTGGATCTTGGAAATCATCACTACTATTATCTAAAGGACTTACAGGGTCTAATGCTGCTAGAGAAGCAAATATACTAGCCCCTGCTTTCTGGGAGATTGCAAAAAAAGATCTATTACATTCTGGCACTGGTTTACGCTATGATGAACTAACTAACCCTGATGATAAAAGAGAGTGGCTCGAAGAAGCTGCTGCTCATTTCTTAGGATATGTTAGAAACTCTAATGATCGAATCAGTGATGGAGATATTATAAAGCATATTCTACCTGATCTAAAGGGAACTATTAGCAAAGAACTTGGTGTAGAAAGTGTTGTACAGAATAGTGCTTCTAACACAGAAGTAAGTAGCTTTGTTCAGCAAGGCAGAGCTTCAACTATTATGGGTACTATTAACAATAGTAAAAGTGGTAACTTAAATTTTAACTCTGTATTTGATTCTGAAAACGGAATGATTCAAAGTATAACCGAAGCTAAAATAGCTCAAGGCTTATCACCAACAGCAGCTCGAAAAGAAGCACTACTAGAAGTTAAAAATGCTGTAGTTTATGCGTATGAAAACTTAGGGATGGAAGATGATGACTATTATCACCTTGTAAATGAACTAGAGTTTAAACATGCAGATGGACACATGACTACATGGGCTAAAATGGGAGGTGTTTGGACAGAAGTTCAAGTAGAAATGGATAGAGCACTAAATGAAGTAAATGATAAACGAGACTTAATTAGAGATCAAGGTATCTTTACTGAATGGAAAGAACGTTATGAAGAAAACGGTACTTTAATATCAGACGAGGAACTGCAATCAATGGTTGGATCTCCTATTTTTAATGAGGTAGCACAGTTTAAAAGATCAACCGATCAACAAGTTATAACAGGTTCAGATTCAGATAAAAAAATCGTAGGAGATATAAGAGAAGCAGTAACAAAGTATGTTGGAGACAATCAAATAGGTGGTGACAATCAGCTTCAAGTAAATAGAAATATAGCTTATATGTCTATTGACGCTAACAAAGAGTATTACCAGTTAGTTAAAGACCTTGAAGAAGGTAATAATGATTCAGCACAGGCTCGAGCAGACGCATGGACAATCGTAGAAAAGAATATAAGAGAAGGTAAGTATCTTAATTCTTTACCTAATAAAGAGGTAGACTATGATCCTAAAAAGATTTATCAAAAACATGCTACAACTCTTGATTTAGCGGACAACAAAGGTAAACAAGCATGGATAAATAGTAACCAGTATCATATTGGTGAATTAAAGTATGCTGAAGAAGGCTTTAACCAGTTAAAATTTGGTGGAGATATACCTATATTATATCAAAACTTAGCACAATTCTATCCAGAGTTAGATGGTAGAGGCTTAATGGTTGCAAGACTAAAAGCTTTAGGAATTATAAAAAATGAATACGATGCGTTCTTAACACCATTAGAAGGTAAGATAGATTCTTTTTCAGCTAGAAACTTAACACACAATCCTACTGATGCAAAAACATATCAAACAATATTAAGCTCATCTAAAAACTTTACAGGTATTACTGAGGCACTTCTTGAAAGACCGCTTAGTAAAAATATGCTAGCTAACGGTGGAGAAAATGCAGTATTTACTATAACTCAACCCGGTGTAGAAGGAGGTTATAAAGATGAAAACCTTTCAGAAATGAATGTAGGTGATTTACTTACAAGTTTTGCCGGTGTAACAGACGACATTTTAGATGATAAAAGATACGGAGTCTACGGTATTAAAGGTGATAATTTAAAAAAATTACTTGGTTATATGGTAGAAAATAATATTCCTATTGCTGATAGAGTATTTGATCGTAAGTTTCAAGACGAACTAATGATGCTTAACTTAGCGTTAGAAGCACAAAACAAGCTTACTCTTAATGGGGACGTTAGTTATCTAAGTATGTTGCCTATAGGTGCAGACGAATCTGAAAGCTATGAAACACTGTTTAAAGGTGTCAAAGACGTAGACGACGATGATAATATCTGGAATGAAGTACGTTATCTTTTAAGAGGAGCTGCCCAATACAAAATTAACTTAGATTTATATGGTTATGACAATGAGGAGGAAGAATAATGAGTTCTTCATATGATTCATCAATCCCTGATTTAGATGAGATAAGTAGAGACATTTCTGAAGCTGCTGAAATTGAAGATAGAATAACTGAATCAGCAGCAGAAGAACAGAGACAAGTCCAAAATTATGTAGCTACAAGAGAAGATCCTCGTAATGCAGATCAGTGGGGTATCAAAGGAGTAGCTAAAGAATTACAATCTAGTCTGTCAGGTGGTTTACAGGACACTGCATCGTCAGTAACTACATTTGGAGAGCGTACATTTGATGCCCTTTCTGGAGCAAGACAGCGAGAGATAGCAGAAACAGGGTCTTACACCCCAGAATGGGACCCTTTTACTAATAAAGAAGATCCTATCATTACTAAAACATGGTGGGGTCAATTACTTAGAGGAACTGTACACTTCGGTTCACTAGCTGTTGGTACTGTATTAGCAGCTAAAGGACTCGCAGCTACAGGTATACCTCTACTGGCTGGTGGTGCATCAGCACTACTAGGTGCTGGAAATGTGACTAGAGCTATTGCTATTGGTGGTATGTCTGACTTAATATCTAAAGAGTCAGATGGACACAATGCGTTAGCTGCTATGAGAGATCGTTATGGTTGGATAGATACACCTTTAAGTACTAAAGAAACTGACCATCCTATTATGATGAAGATGAAAAACATCGTAGAAGGTATGGGTATAGGATTAGCATTTGATGGTGCTGCATATCTACTAGGTAAAGGTGGTAAAGCAGTTAAACGGCAGATTATACGTCGTAATGGTAGTATAGAAGATCAAACAACTACTGCTGCATTAGCACAGCTCAGACGTAATGAAACACAGTTTAGAGCTGATAAGAATAAACCATTTGCTGACAGGCATCAAGGTGCTCACACATCTACTGTTGACCCGGGCGATGCTAGAGATCAACTACAACGTACTCGTAAGGACTGGGGATCTGAAGATGGATCTACTGGCGGAGTTACGACTGCTGTTGAAAGAGAACGTATTGCTAGATATGGTGGTACGACTGATGAGATTGTTGAGTCTACACTAAAAGGCTTAATGAGTACAGAAAAGTTTGCAAGAGAGCTAGACGCTGTAAAAGGTAATAGAGCTTTATTAAGTGAGCTATGGAGAGATTCTGTTGAATCATTCCATCAGATAACCAAAGGCAGAGATCCTATGGACATGTCACCTGATGAGTACTTACAGGATTTGTTTGACAGAAAGCCTGCAACTCTTCCTATAGGTGATGAAGTTTATGAGACATGGGCCGGTGAAACAGTTGTTACTGCTGATTTAGTTGTAGGTGATTTACTTAAAAAATTACGTGATACAGGTATCGCAGGCAGAGAACTAAGAGACATTGTGTCTTTAGATGATATAGATGGTCCAGCAAAACAGATTGTTGATACTATGTTAACTGCTCTGTTTCAGACTAAGAAATCTAGGTTTGTAGCATCTGACTATTTCAGATCATTTGGTGCTGGTAAGACTAAAGCACAGTTAAATGATGCTGTAAATAACGCTGTTAAATCAGAGATGGCAGATGTAAAAGATTCTATATTATCTATGCTAAAAATAGCTAAAGATGATCCTGATGACAACCTATTAAATGCTTTATTTGAAGCGTTTTCTATGATGAAAAATGTCAACAGTCTAGAAGACTTTGATAACTGGGCTAGAAAGATACTTAGAGGTGGTCGATTAGATCCATCACAACCTGATCGTACTGGAGCTTTGATTAGAAGTTTACAAGAAATGGTTAGTCATAGTGTACTAAGCGGACCTAAAACTCCAATGCGAGCTCTTTTAGGTACAAGTACTGCAACATTTTTAAGACCATTACAGACTTTTATAGGTGCTACTTTACGCTATCCATTTACAGGAGACTCAGCTACTGTTAAAAGTAGTTTGTCAGCTATGACTGGAATGATGGAAGCTGTACCAGAAGCTTTTGATTTATTCTTTACAAAGCTTAATGGTTACTGGAGTGGTGATTTATCAACTATTAAAACTAGATATACTGAATTTCATAAAGGAGATTACAACTGGGAAGTAGTACGTAAGTGGGCAGAGGAAAGCGGTAGAGCTGATCGAACAGATCGAGCTATATTTGCTGTTACTAACATGATACGTGGTATTAATAACAATAATTTCTTTTCATACTCTACTAAGATAATGGCAGCGACTGACGATGCCTTTACATTTTTATTAGGTAGAGCTAAGATGAGAGAAAAAGCTATGCGTCGAGTATTAGATATGCAAGGTAATGGGTATCAAATGCCTAAAATTGATGCAAAGTTGATGAGAGCTTATGAAGATGATTTCTATGAGCAGATATTTGATGCAAACGGTAACATAATAGATGAAGCTACAAACTTTGCACGTAAAGAAGTTACACTAACTCAAGACCTTACAGGCTTTGCAAAAGGTCTAAACGACGTTTTAACAGCTAACCCATATGTTAGACCATTCTTTCTATTTGCTAGAACTGGTGTAAACGGGCTTGCATTAACAGGTAAGCATACACCCGGATTTAACTTTCTTGTTAAAGAGTTTAACGACATAGCATTTGCTACAAATAAGAATTTACCAGAACTTAAAAAGTATGGTATTAATAGTATAACAGAATTAGAAAACGCTAAAGCTCTACAAACAGGTCGATTAGCGATGGGCTCTGCTGTAGTATTTATGGCAACTCAAGCTTGGATGTCTGGTAGACTTACAGGTAATGGTCCATCTGACAGACAGAAACGTCAAGGTTGGATAGACGGAGGATATTTACCAAGAACTATTGATGTAGGTGGTGTACGTGTCGGTTACGACTCTATAGAACCTTTTAACCTTGTACTATCTACTATTGCTGATGTTGGTGATGCAAGTATGTTGATGGGAGAAGAGTGGACAGAAAGAGAACTACAAAAGATTTCATTAGTTATAGCTCAAGCTGTATCTAGTAAGTCTTACTTAGCTGGTATTCAACAGCTTGTAGATTTAGCAGCTGGACGCCCCGGTCAGGTAGAACGTATTACAGCTAGCTTAATGAATAATACAGTACCACTAGCGGGTTTACGTAATGAGATAGGTAAATTAATCAACCCTCATATGCGTGAAATAAATTCTGGTATTTTTCAATCACTTCGTAATAGAAACTTATCTTCAGAATTTTTACCCGGTAGAGATTTACCTGTTAAGTATGATATGCTTAATGGTAATCCTATCAGAGATTACGATTTCATGACTAGATCATTTAATATGTTTAGTCCTGTATCATTAAACTTAGAAGAATCAGATGCTAGAAGATTTTTATTTGATAGTGGATATGACTTAAGAATGTCTATTTACTATGCACCTGATGGTACTAACTTAACTGACGAGCCTAACATTAGATCTATGTTCCAACGAGAAATAGGTAATCAAAACTTAGAATATGAATTAGATAAACTAAGAAAAGATCCTAAGATTATAGCATCTATGCAATTAATGTATAGTGATATAAAAGCTGGTAGACGTAGTGAGTTTGATGCTAGAGACTATTATCACAATAGAATGATAGATAGAATATTTAAAAAAGCTCGTGTACTGGCTTGGAGAAGACTTACAGATCATCCAGAAATTACTAGCATAATATCAGAGCAAAGAATTAAAAAAGAAGCTCAAATACAAAAGCAATTTGCTTCTGCCAACATACTTAATATATACAAATAAATGGCAAATCAACAAAACTCGTATACGGGAAGTCAAGGTACAGGTACTAACAGTGCTGATTTTGCTTTTACCTTTCCGTCATTCACAACAAGCGAGGTAAGAGTAGAGGTTGATAATGTAGTCAAAACTCTGACCACCCACTATACCGTCGAAAATTATAATACTACATCAGGTGGTACAGTTAGATTCACCACTAACAATATACCTACAGGTACTACACCTGTTCGTATATTTAGAGAAACTAATGTAGATTCTGCAAAAGCTTCGTTTACAGCTGGCTCATCATTAAAAGCTGGTGAAATAAATGATAACTTTAAACAGGTTCTTCATGCGTTACAAGAATCTATTGGTGCAGATGCTACTAATAGAAAAATACAAACATTTAATATAGAAGATGAAGCTATAACTTCTGCCAAAATAAAAGACGCAACTATAGTTAATGCTGATATTAGTACAACAGCTGAAATAGCAGTTAGTAAATTAGGTAATGGTTCAGCAAGACAATTACTACAGACAGCTGCTAATGGTACAGACGTTGAATTTACAGATAATGTAGATATTCCGGGAACTCTTGATGTCACTGGAAATGTAGATATAGACTCTAACTTAAACGTAGATGGTAATTTAGATGTAGATGGTACTACAAATTTAGATAATACAAATGTAGCTGGTTTTATAAACATAGTTGGTACAGCAAATGTAGATAATGTTTTTATTGATGGAAATTCAGTTGAAACACTTAGTGGAGATTTAAATCTTGACTCGATTACTGGTACAACAAATATTAATGATAACTTAACCGTATCTGGAACCGTTACCTTACAAAATGCTACAGCAACTGTAAACGGTTCTCAGATAGTTTCAGAAACAGCAACTCAGACATTAACAAACAAAACTCTAACTACTCCTGTTATTAATGACATGAGTGGTACAGCTGTAGTTACATCTGGTACATCTACCAGTAATAACAAAGTTTACTCTGCTAAAAGATCAGACGAACTTTATTACAGAAAAGGTACTGCTGATGATATAGAAGAGAGTGGAGTACCTTGGTCCGGTAATGATAGTACTATCGCTACCACCGCAGCTATTGATGCAAGGATAATTGATCTTGTTGAAGAAGTTGGTGGTTTTGTACCAATAGCTAATGAAACAAGTTTTCCTACAGCTAACCCTGATATCAATAACACCTCTAATAAAAAAGGTGGAACTATTGTATCAGTTCAAACAGCTTCAACAGCATTACCTAATGGAAGTACCGCTACTTTAAACGGAACAACCTTAACCATTTCAAATGGTAGAGGAACTGGTAATGCAGTTATTATTACAGGTGTTACTGCAACTATACCTTCTGGTTATGGATTCTTAGTAGAAACAACTTCTACAGATCACACATATGCCTTTCACAGGCTAGTACCAAAAGCAACAGAGGTTACAACTGTAGCTGCTAAATCAACAGAGATAGGCAGACTTGGTACCGCTGATGCTGTGGCAGACATGGCAATACTTGGTACAGCTGATGTTGTATCCGACTTAAATACTTTAGGTACTGCTGATGTCGTAGCTGACATGAACATGCTTGCGACATCTGACGTGATAGCAGATATGAATATGTTAGCTGTGTCTGATGTCATCAGTGATATGAATGACTTGGCTACATCAGGTAACATCACAGCAATGAGTACTTGCTCTACAAACATTGCAAGTATTAATAATGCGTCAGCTAATATATCTTCGGCAAATAATTTTGGAGATCAATATCAAGTAGCAGCTAACAACCCATCAACTGATGGTGGTGGTAATGCACTTGCTGCTGGAGACTTATACTTCAACACTTCTGCTAACGAACTAAAGGTTTATAACGGTAGTTCTTGGCAGGGTGGTGTAACAGCTAGTGGTAGTTTTGCAGCTACAACTGGTAACACATTTACTGGAGATAACAGATATAACGACAACGTAAAAGCTTTATTTGGTACAGGGTCAGATCTTGAGATATATCACTCTGGTAATAATAGTTTTATATCTGATGTTGGAGTAGGTGACTTAATTTTTACAGGAACAGTTATTAGACCTCGAACAGATCAGTTTACAGTAACTAATGCTGCTGCTAATGAAGTAATGATAAATGGTGTAGCTAATAATGCTGTATCACTATATTATGATGCGGTTAAAAAGTTTGAAACAACAAGTTCTGGAGCAGCAGTCACAGGTTCGCTTGGTATAGGTACAACAAGTCCTAGTGCAACCATAGAAAGTGAAGGAAATGTATCTTCTACAACACAGTTTTCTGGTTTTCAAGGTTTAAGAATACAAAATGCTAATGGTTCTGCTCTTGGTGTTACTGCTGATATAAATTTTGTAGCTGGAACTGGATCTAATAATAGAGGAGCAGTAATTGGTGCAGAATTTACATCAGGTTTTGGTAATGCTTTATATTTTGCAACTAATCCTAATTCGGTTTCTAGTAACGATACTCCTATAGAACGTATGCGTATAGATTCGTCTGGGAATGTACAAATAGCAAACGACTCAGGTAAGTTACAATTAGGTGCTAGTCAAGACCTACAAATTTATCATGATTCAAATACCTCATATGTTAGCAATACTACTAATACTGGATTACTTATTAGAAATTTAGGTAATGGTGATATAAAAATAAAACCACAAAATAGTTATCCAGTAGAGCTTTATTACAACGGTGCTAAAAAGTTTGAGACTACAAGTAGTGGAATAAAAGTAATTCAAGATGTTGTAATGGATGTAGCTGGAGACACAGCTATACGTTGGGCGAATAGTGGTACAAATAAATGGAGTATATTTAACAATAGTGCTGGTTCTGCTAATAATTTAACAGTTTTTGATAACAATGGAAATGGAACAGCAGCTAAGTTTTTAACTAACGGAGCCGTAGAGCTATATCACGACAACAATAAAAAGTTTGAGACAACTTCTTATGGTGCTGCAATTACATCTTCTGGTTCAAGTAATGGTTTAAAGGTCTTTCATAGTAACGGTAATGAAGTTGCAGCTTTAACTCATGGTGGTAGTGGTGATGAAGGTTCTTTAATTTTAAAAGATTCTAATGCAACTACAGTCGTTCTTAGAGGAGAAAACGGTACAGATATTGATATAACTACAGGTGGTAATTTTGACCTAGAACATGACTCGGCTAAGTTAAGAATTGGTGCTGGTAATGACCTACAAATTTATCACGATACTTCAAATTCTCAAATCTATAATCAAACTGGTAGCCTTATAATTGCAGATGGAAGCGGTACTCTGTACCTACAATCAGATGTAGGTGTTAGATTAACTGATGTAAATGGTAATGAAAATTTCATAGTAGCAACTGATAACAGCTCCGTAGATCTCTATTATGACGGCGTTGCAAAGTTTCAGACAGTTTCTAGTGGAGTAAAATGGATAGGTGATCTTAATTGTGATGATTCTGGTGTAATTAAAATCGGAGATTCACAAGACCTACGACTTTATCACGGGACTAATTCATATATAGACAATAAAACTGGTGGTTTATATATAAGAAATACTGATGCCGCAAGTGCTAGTGAACATATATACATTCAACCTAATCATAATGAGCATGGAATTATTGTAAAAAAAGATGCTTCAGTAGATTTATATTACAACGGCTATAAAAAGTTTGAGACTACAAATGATGGTATTGCTGTTGGATCAGTTACGATTGATTCTGGATATAATAATATAAAATTGCCTGATAACGGTGCGTTAAGATTTGGTGCTGGTGAAGACTTACGGATTTTCCATAACGGCTCACATAACTATTTCTACACCTATAATGGAAATTTGGAATTTAGAAACGCAGCAGGCGGAGCTGATGAACGAATAATTAAGGGTACTCCTAATGCAGAAGTAGAACTTTATTTTGATGCCAGTAAAAAGTTTGAAACAAATGCTCAAGGTTGTCAATTCAGAGGTGCTGGAACTCACTGGAGTGAAGGTCACATTTATCCTTGGGCTAATAATACTTATGATTTAGGAAGTTCATCATATCGTTGGAGAAACCTCTACACCAATGACCTTAACTTATCTAACGAAGGTTCATCTAACGATGTAGATGGTACATGGGGTGACTGGACTATACAGGAAGGAGAATCAAACTTGTTCTTAAAAAACAACCGTTCTGGTAAGAAATACAAATTTAATTTAACGGAGGTATCATAATGACTGTATTTACAAATCAGATCTTCCTTGCTGGTGGAGAAGGAGTTAATGCCGAGGGTGGTATAGTTGCTGTTATACATAGAACTAATAATAATAATTTTAACAGTTCTAGTAATATTGCAAGAGACAACTCTGCTCCCTCAATAAGTGAAGGCATAGAAATATTTAGTGTTACTCATGCTTTATCTCATGCTGGTAATAAATTACTTTTTATTAGTGACATTTATGGTAACGAAGATAGTAACTCAGGTGATAATTTAGTGTTTCCACATTTTGCTGGTAACACTTGTTTTTTTGTTGGATTTGAACAATCAACAGGTACCCCTGCTGGTGAAAACTATAGGAAAAATTCACAAATTTGTATGTATGAACCCAACACGACAAGTAGTGTTAGTTACTCAATAAGAGGTGGAGTAGATTCTGGAAATTTTGAACACATGGAAAGTACAGATTATTCACAAAATAGTTACTATGCCACATTAAGACGTTCAACTTTAACAATAATGGAGATATCGAGTTCATGATAAAATTTTCTACTGCTTTAATGCAGTTAAAACCGGGTGCTAAGTGGAACATGTGGAATCAAGACTATGCCACTATAGAATGGCTTTCTGATGACATAACTAAACCAACAAAAGATGAAATATTAGCAAAACAAGCTGAACTACAAGCAGCTTACGATGCACAAGAATATGCTCGTAAAAGAGCAAAAGAGTATCCAAATTGGCAAACCCAGTTGGATTACATCTACCATAATGGGATTGATAAATGGAAGACAGACATAGTTGATCCTGTTAAAAACAAATATCCAAAACCTTAAAAAATGGCAATTACAAAAAAGTGGGAAGTAAACACTCTAGAAAGAGAACTAGCTGACGGCTACGTTAAAAAAGTTATCTATCGTGTAAAAGGTATAGACGGTAGTGAAGAAAAAGCAAGAGCAACTGGTGAAGTAGAACTTGAAAAACCAGAAACTCTTATACCTTACAAAGATCTAACTGAGTCAACAGTGCTTGGCTGGGTTAAAACAAAACTTGGAACTGATGAAGTAGCTCGTGTAGAGAAGTGGTTAGAAGATGAAATAAAGCTAATTAACACACCAGTTACAGAAACAGGAAAACCTTGGTAATTACTTATGAAACCATCCACAGAAGAATTAAAAAAACAACTTGAGCAACTTGTACAAACTTATAATGAAGCTGTACAAACTCAACAAAAATGTAGAGAAACAATTATTGCTACACAGGCAGTAATAAATGATAGGGAAAATGGAGATACCGACAATAATTCTTCCGACTACTCAGAAGATTAAAACGGTAGAAATACCCTTACCTACAGCTGACGTGCCTTATTACACACCTATGGTTGTTCCACCCAGCGACCTTAGAGATCAAGAAGATGAGCCTGTCAAAACTGTAGAAGAAGAACCACCCGAACCACCTACCCTTAAAATACCGTTTATTAAACAACCAATACCTCAACCTTCAACTGAGGTTGTCGTAGTGGCAGCTACAACGGCGGTTACAGCTGTGGCAGCTACAACACTTACACAGCCTATAATCGAATGGATACGTAAAAAGGTCCAAAAATTCCTAAACGATAAAATCACCAAATGGAGAAAAAACCTGACGAACAAAAAGGACTCTTCAAAAGAATCAAAGAAGGAATAGACGATCATGAAGAACAGATGGTGGTACTGGGGGCGATGGTTCGTCTTGGTGTCGTTATCTGGTCTGGGTTTATCATAACCCTAAATTATGTCGAACTACCCATGGTTAAAAAGAGTCCCGGTGGGGATATAACATTCCCAGCTTCAATATTTACTGGAGCACTCGCCACTTTTGGCTTGTCCACAGGCAATGGTAAAAAAGACACAAAAGAGAAACCAAAGACATGACTAAATGGATAATACTCTTAGCACTGTTGTCCCCCGCAGCCGCAAGAGCGAACACAGTGACCCCACAATTTACTACAGGGTCAATGCAATCGACAACAACTACAACTCAAACTATAACAGAAGAGATAGTACACGAAGTAGAAGGAGCAGAAGTAAAAACTTGGTCTGGAACAAATGTTACACCAAGTGCTGCGATTGGTGCAGACGGTACAACTTATTCAGTAATAAACAACGCAACCGAGTGGGATCTACAGATCACCACC